ACAAGGGGTATTTCGTTGGCGATGCGGAAGAGCTACGGCTGTACCTGCGCTCGCTTGATCGCCGTCTTAGAGAAGTGCGCCGGACCCGCGATGCTGTTGGGGAGACATTGTTGCGCATGGGTGGGCAGGAAATTATGGAGGGGTGGAATGGGTAAACCAAAGCGGGCGACTTGGTGGAAAATGCTCTACCATCAACGCGCAGCCGTCGAATCAATCCCAAATGAAGAAGTCGGAGCGGGGCTTAAAGCGGCGTTCCGTTACTTCGATGGCGAGGAGATAAACTCCTGTGACTTATCGCCGCAAGCATTCACCGTTTTCTGCGTGATGCGTCCTTACATTGATGAATCCATGCGAAGCTATGAGGAGTCCGTCGCAAATGGAAAGCGCGGAGCGGGCGAAAGATGGGGGCTTTGATTAGCCCCCCTATAGGGGCTCTATGGGGTAGTGTAGAGAAGCAGATGTAGACGCAGAGGTAGAGGTAGACGCAGAGGCAGAGGAAGAAATGTAAAAGGGAATATCTTCGATATTCAACAAAGTATAAGGGGGCTGCGCCCCGCCCCCCCCCTTGTTTTGCAAAGGAGTGATAAATTGATTTTTGATTTTGACAAGTTTGCTCAAATAACTGCGAGCGTTTACCCTGTTAGCCCGTACACCCTCGAAAAATCCTTGAGCGTATTCCGGTACTACTTCGAGAAGTACGAAGAATATACCGGCAGGCCGCACCCGCCGATCAGAGCAAGCCAGATCGTGCGCATTTGTCAGGATATGCCATTCATTGACAGGGATTATAGCGGCGGGTTATACGCTGATATTGAGCCAGAGGCATACCCTGCACTGATTGACAGGTATTTTGCTACGAAATATCGCAACTGCGACCGAAACATAAACCATTTTTTCAGCGGCAGAATCCGGGAAATGAAGTTTTACGAGGAACTTTACTGATGGGGAAGAGATCGCAACGCAAAGGTGCAGACGGTGAAAGAGAACTTGCCGCCATTCTTCGAGAGTATGGTTACATCGTGGAGCGCGGCGGGTCTATGTCCTTTGGTGAAGTGCCTGACCTTGTAGGCTTGCCCGGTATCCATATCGAGGTCAAACGCTGCGAGCAAGTCAGGCTTTCGGAGTGGATGCAGCAAGCAGAGACGGACAGCAAGCGATTTAGTGACGGTATGCCTGTTGTGTTCCATCGCCGCAGCCGTGAGCCGTGGCGCGTGACTATGAGCCTTGCAAATTTCATGGACATATATTCCGCGAAATTCCTTAATTCTCCGAGAAAGGAGTGTGAAAAAAATGGCACTGACGCAGAATCAGCAGAAAGCGATAGCGGCGCTATTGTCCAGCCCATCCCGTGAAGAAGCGGCGCGGAAGTGCGGTCTTACATCAAGAACACTTCGGGCGTATTTCCAAAACAATGAGTTTTGCGAGGCGTATAGATCGGCTTTTCAAGAGCTGACAGAAAATGCAACGCGACAGGCGCAGCGCTTACTATCTCCGGCGCTTGATACGCTGGAAGAGGTCATGAAGGACGCAGACGCACAACCGGCGGCAAGAACAAATGCGGCGCGGATTGCGATTGAAAGCGCTATGAAGCTGACCGAACAGGCCGACATTTTGAGGCAGTTGCGAGAGCTGGAAGAATGGAGGGAAGAATTAAATGCCAACCGTTGACGCACGCCTTGCAGCCCTGCGCGAGTTTCTAAAATCTCACGCGACCGGCGAAACCGTTTTTATTGTCGAGGGCGGCGGCGAGTTCCGCACGACAGAAGATGCGTTTACGTATTTGCGTAAGTATGGCGCGGTGACGCCGGACGGCAAACGCATTGTGCTGTATCCCCATCCTGTCGAGGGCGTTGACCCGTTAAGCCTGTCGCTCTATCAGATGATTGATGAAGCAATCGAGCAAGGTAAGTTGGAACTGCCGGAATTGGAGAGTGACGATTTATGCAAATAGGAACACGCCTTGACCATATCCGCGCCTTTATGGAGCGACGCAGCGGGCGGCAGCTTGTATTTGAGTACTGCACCCCCACCGGCGAAGAACGAATGGGAAACCTTGAAGAAATGACCGCTGACAACGGCGAATTTCTCCGCGTACTTTCCGGCAACCGCCTTTCCGATCTTGACGGCCTTATTAAATACGAAATGGGGCGAATGCATGAACAGCATTAAATCCCGAATCGCCGCTTTACAGGCGATTGCAGCGCAGAAGCAAACGGGCGTAGCAATTATGACCCTGCTTGAAAATGGCGCGTGGGCGGCTTGCAGAGCGCCGCAAAGCCCTGCAAAGGTATTTCAGACGCAGGAGGCGGCACGAGATTATTTATCAGGCTGCGAATGCGTTATCATTATCGACCTTTAAGAAAAAACAGCGCGGCAGCGCATGAAAAAGAAAGGATAATTTACACCATGAGCGAATTTAACATTTATGCCCGAAAGCTCGATACAGCTTTCAAAGAAGCCCGCAGCGAGTACAACACCGCTTTCCGCGCACTCCAAGAGGCGCAGCAGGCCAGCCGTGACGCTAACGCATGGAAGCCCGGAGACAGCGCAGAGGAAAAGCAGGTTAGAACAACCCGCGCAGCGCTAAAGCTGCATGACGCAGAAGCCACCTTTAACGAGGTGAGCGCCCGCGTTTGGGACAACTTCAAGGCCACGCGCCGCACGATCCGCGCCGAGCTGGAACAGGCAGTGCGCGCCGCCAATATTGCAAACCCTGACGTAATCGACAACAACGCCCTTGAGCTGATGAAAACCGGCGTTCTTTCCCCAGCTGATTACTCCGCGTTCATGGAGCGATTCGACAGCAACCCCACAATGCTAAAGTTAGTGGGTCACTACGCAGCCGAAGCCGCAAAGACTACGGACAGCCGCCGAGAGGCTGCAGCCCTTAACGCTATCGCTCTTGACTGCCAGAGCGGGGAGGGCGCAGTCATGCGGGCATGGGACAGCATTTCGGCAATTTCTGACAGTTGCGGCGACGGGGACGGCTACCGGCGCAAATCGCCCGGTGTAATTGTCAGCATGAGCGAAAAATGGGACGATCTCGCGGGCGAGGCCGTGGAGAACTTCTGATTTTCGATAAGCGGCAGAGATCAACATTCTGAATACAAAGCTTCCTGAAAACAAATTTAAGGAGAGATAAATATGGAACTTAGTTTTGCGAACGGTGTGCAGGAATACACCGTGCACGGCGTTAAGGGCGATGTGATCATTCGATTCAACCCGACTGACGGCGCATTTATCCAGCGTCTTTACAACGCGTTTGACACACTGGACAAGAAGCAGGATAAATACGCAGATGAGGTGCAGAAGTGCGGCGACCGCGTTGAGATTTTCAACATTGCCGACCGCCGCGACAAGGAGATGCGCGAGATCATTGACGGCCTTTTTGAAGAGCCGGTGTGTGACAGCATCTTTGGCAGCATGAACCTTTATGCGATGGCGGACGGCCTGCATGTATGGACAAATTTCCTGCTTGCGCTGATGGATGAGACAGACAGCGCCTTTGCTCGTGAGCAGAAAGCCACGAATCCGCGCATTCAGAAGTACACGGCAAAGTATCGCCGATGAATTGGGGCTTGCCTACCTCCGTCGAGATCGGCGGAGAAAGCTATGAGATCCGCACGGACTTTCGCGTTATCCTCGATATCTTCGTAATGCTGAGTGATCCTGATTTGAGCGGCACTGACCGCGCAGAGGGCATCTTGCAGATGTTCTATGTCTCGCCTGAGGATATCCCGCCGCAGCATTTGCAGGAAGCTGTAGACCGTTTTACATGGTTCCAGAACGGCGGCAAAGAGCAGGATAAGAAGAAATCGCCGAAGTTGGTCGATTGGGAGCAGGATTATCCTTTGATTCTCCCTCCCATCAACCGAGTATTCGGACAAGATATCCGCGGAATCCCTTATGATGCGGAGACCAACACCGGGGGCGTCCATTGGTGGACGTTCCTCGGTGCGTATAACGATCTCGGGGACTGCACCTTTGCTCAGGTCGTGCGCATCAGAGACAAAAAAGCACGAGGAAAGACGCTCGAAAAGGACGAACGCGAATGGTACCGCCGCAACAGCGACCTCGTGAACATAAAAAATAAGCTCAGCCAGGAAGAAGAGACCACCATTTCGACTTGGTTGAAATTGGGGAAGGAGTGATTAAATGGCGAATGCTGACGGCAGTGTGATTTTCTCTTGTGATTTGGATTCGACCAAAGCACAAAAGAAACTGAGCAAGCTGCGTGACGAGATATCCGAACTGAACAGCAAGCTTGAAAAGGAAACGGGCAATAAGATGAACCTTGAAAAGCAGCTTGACACCGCATCTCAGGCAGCGAAAGCTACTGAGGAACGCGTGAAGATGCTGCGAAAGGAAGTCGAACGGCTGAACGACCGCGAATGGATCCAAAAACAGGGCTTTACGCAGAACGAATATCAGGCCAAAGTGCTCGACCGCCGCGCCGCTGCGGAGGCGGAGCTCAAACAGCAGGAAGCGCTTTTGCACACGCAGACGAAGGAGGTCAAAACGCTTTCGGCTGCTTACGAAGAGACGACCGCCAACATCGACAGCATGACGGTAAAGCTCGACAAAGCAAAAGTCGCTGCCGGTGAGTTGATCGCTAATACGGAGCAGGAACGCAGGGAGCGCGAGGCGGAGAATTCCGCGCTTGCCAAAGCGGGCCAGTATGCCGCGCGTTTCAGAGATCAGGTCAAGAGTTTAGCGCGCTCTATGCTTGTATTCTCAGTCATCACGGCGGCGCTCATGGCGCTGCGCAAGCAGATCAAGGCGGCTATTGCGACCAGCACAGAGGCATCCGACGCTTTTGCCCGCCTCAAAGGTGCGCTGCTGACGCTGGCCGCGCCTTTGATGGACGTACTCATTCCGGCGCTGACGTGGCTAATGAATCTGCTTGCGGCCATTGTGTCGGAGATCGTGACGATCATTTCGATTCTGAGCGGTAAGTCAAAGAAGAGCATGGAGGCATCGGGCAAAAACCTCTACAAAGAGGCCGCCGCCATTGACGCGACCGGCAAGGCGGCAAAGGAAGCGACAGACGCGCTCGCGGCGTTCGATGAGATCAACAAACTCAGCACGACAACGTCCGTTGGCGGCGGTGACAGCGGAGCATCCGCCATTGCGCCGGACTTTGATTTTGACGAAGGGCCCATGATGGAAAAGCTCGACAAGGTGTTCCAGAAGATCAATGATATCTTTAAGACCATCCGCGCGGGGCTTGAGATCGTCGTGGATGACCTCAAATGGAGCTTTGACAAGAAAGTTATCCCCAAGAGCAAGGCAACATGGCTGACCGTTTTAACGGCACTGCTCGGTGCAACACTCGGCGCGGCGTTCGGCGGCATCACGGGCGGCGTCATCGGTTTATCCCTCGGTGTGCTGCTGGGGCTGTACCTTGTGGGCCTTGACCCCGAAACATGGAAAACCGAGATGGACGCAGAGGATGCGTGGATCGTGGTCATCACGGCTTTGCTCGGTGCGCTGCTTGGCAGCGTGTTTCTTGGCATCACCGGCGGCGTGGCCGGTTTCAGCCTGGGTGCGATCCTCGGCCTTTATCTCACCGGCTTTGCAGAGGGTGACGAGGAACACGGCGGCAAGTCACAGCTTCTTTCTGAGTTGATCGTCGTGCTGTGCGCGCTGCTTGGTGCTGTTATCGGCTCTATCGTGACGCCGGGCGTCGGTACAGTCGTCGGCATGGGATTAGGCCTGATTCTCGGACTGAGCATTTACAGCGTCCGCAAAGACCCGAAGAAGGGCACGCAGCGGCTTGTCAGCATCGGGCGCAGCGTACTTCTTGGACTGCTGGCCGGTGTTCTCGGCGTTGGCCTTGCGGCGCTGGGCATCGTCAGCGCCGGTACGGCGTTCATTATCTCGGCGGCGATCGGCCTTGCGCTGAAATTTTTCGTCGATAGTGTGGACGATTCCAAAGTCAGAAAAGCAACGTCCGGTTTTACCGGTACGCGCGTATCAACAAAGGCACCGGCGCGCAGCCGTCGGGTGGCGGCGCAGAGTTTAGACGGCAATGCGCCTGTGTATAACGAGATCCCAGCGCTTGCGAGCGGTGCGGTCATCCCACCGAACCGAAAGTTTCTTGCCGTGCTGGGCGACCAGAAGAGCGGAACGAACGTCGAAGCGCCGCTTTCGACCATCAAGCAGGCCGTTATGGAGGCGATGGCACAGGGCAGCCGCGAGCCCATCAATGTGAACCTCGTTGTGGATGGTAAGACGCTTGCCCGCGTGGTCGTCCCCAACATCAACAACATGACGCGCGCAGCCGGTAAGCCCGTGCTGCTGTACTAACGGGAAAGGAGACTGCAAATGTTTATCTTCGGCTATGACAAAGTGCTTGAACGCCTGGAACGAGTGATTCAACAGCTCGTGGAGTTGCAGGCGGCGGAGTAAAGGGCGGCGGGATTGCCTATCCTTTGTTCCCTTGCGAAGCCCTGCCCGAAGTACAGCGGCAGGCAGCGCCCTAAAGTATCTGGGCGCGGGAGTGCGTAAATAGTGCCATAATCTCCATATAAAGGGCGGGGGCAACAGCCCCCGCTTTCGCGTTCTAACGCCGCTCTACGGCGTTTTGCCTTTTGGCAATATAAACCCGCTCAAAATTGAGCGAGTTTAAAATGAGGGCCAGCAAATAGGAAAAGAGGGGGTTATTCCCCCTCTTCCTGCGTTGTTTTCAGTCCTTGCATGATCTTGTCCCGCTTCGATTGAATATCAACCGCGCGAGAGACGAACGCGGGAACCGTTTCCCCGGCTCTCTGTGCGGCCTCCTGCGCCGTTTTAAGTGCGGCAGGGGTAAGGATAGCCCCCTCACCTTGCGGCGCTCCTGCGGGCTGCTGCGTGCCGTTTATCCGTTGTTCCGTTGCACCGATGATATACTGATTCATGCTTTCACCGGCAACGGCAGCGGCGGCCTTTACCATGTCCTTCATGCCCTTTGGCATAGCAATAGATACGCGGTCAAGGTTTGCAGCGTCCCATTTTTGCGCGCTCTTTTTCTGAGCTTCCGATACTGCCATTAAAAACACCTCCTTTTCCACTATCCGCATTATAGCACAGAACGTGTATACTTATCAAGTAGATTTATGCACAAACAATCTACTTAATAATTAGATAATTTGCCAATGGACAAACTACTTAATAAGTAGTATCATATAATCACAGCAAGGGGGAAGCAAAACAATGCTTCACAACTGACGATCAGAAGAGATTGATAGAAACTCCCAAAGGGATAGAGCCTCAGGAGATCGCCGCCCCAACAAATCAACAGGAGGATAACACAATGAGCATCAGCGAAATGGAACGCAAAGCCCGCGAGCTGCGGGAGCTGCAAGCCCTCATCGAAGAGGCAACGGCAGAGGTCGAAGCCCTCAAGGACGCGATTAAGGCCGCTATGGGCGATTCTGAGAGCGTACAGGCCGGTGAGTATAGAATCACCTACAAGGCCGTAACCACCGCCAGAATCGACACCGCCGCGCTGAAAAAGGCGCTGCCTGACCTCGCGCAGCAGTTCACCAAGACCACCACCACCCGCCGGTTCTGCGTGGCATGAAAACACTACCAACCACCACAGGGAGGCCGGTATCGGTATTATACCGACCTCCCGCCAAGAAAGCAAGGAGGAAATTTACAATGCCCGACAAGAAAACGGAGAGCACGTTGCAGGAGGCCATTCGCCTCATCTCGAAAATGAGCGACGAACAGTGCATAGTCGTCTATGAAGCATTCAAGATTCAACTGGAAGATGAAACAAAAACCCCGGAAGAATGCGTAATGCTCGCCCGCGAGCGTTTGGAAAGCAATGGGGAAATTAACAACTGAAAGGAAAACAAGATGAATATCGAGCTTCAGGACATTGAGCTTGAAAATTTGCGCGAACAAATCCTTGAAATGATCGACAAGTTATCTGCTGCGGATTGCGCAGAAGTTTTTGCAGCATTGAAAGAAAGAGGCGTGCTATAGCAAAGGAGGGCTGGAACAATTAAAGAGCGCCGGGGCGATTCCCGGCGTTCTTTTTATGCCCCGTTGCGGTTTTTGAATTCAACAATAATTCAACTCCATTACAAAAAGTTCAACTATTTTACTCGACGATATAAGACGAGGAATTCAAGAAACGTAGTAAAATCAATACTTTGCGCGACATTGCGTAACGATAGCAAACGCCTTGTTTGTGGCTACGGACCAGAAGGCCGGGGGTTCGAATCCCTCACGGCGTACCAAAAAACCTGCTAAATTCGCAAGAATTTGGCAGGTTTTTTGTATTTTTCGAAGCAATTAGAAAAATCTCAATGCTGCAAAATTCAACTTTAGTTCAACTCGCTTTCAAAAGTTCACGCCTTTTTCAAAAAGATATCTCCCAGGATATCGGCGTTCCTTTGGTCTGCTTCCGCGATTACATGGCTGTAAATATCGCAGGTCGTCGAAACTTGAGCGTGCCCCAGCCTCTTGGAGATCGACACAGAATCGACGCCGTTGAAATAGAGCAATGACGCCATTGTATGCCGGAATGCGTGAGGGTTGATGTGCGGCAGGCCGTGACGCTTGCTGAATTTGGCAAGCCAGCTTGTTATGCTGTCCGGGTGCATCGGTTTTCCGTCTTCCTGCGCAAACAAGAATCCTTGATCGTGATAATACTCCCCCAGCCGCAGCCGTTCCGCGTTCTGCCATGCCCGGTATTGCCGAAGGAGCTGCATCGTTTCCGTTGGCAGAGAAACCCAACGATCCGAAGTCGCGGTTTTGGGCGTATCCTCATATATGCCGATATCCGGCGAGTAAAGAATGTTGTTGCAGATATGGACGCGGTTTCCCGCAAAGTCAACGGTATTCCATTTCAGCCCCAGCACTTCACCGCGCCGCGCCCCAGTAATTAGAAGCAGGTGCGTGAGCATTCTCCATTTCGGCGATTCTGTTTCAAGCGCATCACGAATTGCCGCCACCTGCTCAGGCTGAAAATAGTTGACCTCTTTTTTGCTGACCTTCGGTAAGGTTGCCTTTGATGCAACACTAAACGGAACAACCCCCTCTTTCGCAGCTTGGTCAAGCACGGTAGAAATTAAACGGTGATGCTCCAATATTGTTTTTGCCGATAATCCTTCGCCGGTACGTTTGTTTTGCCCCGGTTTGGCGAGATCGGTGTAAAAGCTATTCAGGTGATCGGCGCGGAGGTCTTTTAGCTTGATATGCCCAATGGCGGGATAGATGCGCGCTGCAAGGTCTCGATAACTCACAATGGTATTGTGTTTTGCCCCGCGCTGCTCTTTCAGATCAATCACATAATTGCAGTATTCCTCAAACTTCAAACGGCTGTCGGAGGTCACACCCTCCCGGCATTCCTTTTCAAAGGTCGCGGCGAAAGCCTCGGCCTTTTTTCTTGCGCTTTTCTCCGTCCATGTGGGCGAAACTTCAAAAGTTGCCGTCCACGGCTTGAGCTGCTTTCCGTCAGCACCACGGCCACGGTGAACACGGATAGAGTAGGAGATCAGCTTGCCGGACTTGTCCCGGCGTTCTTGAATGTTAGCCATCTTTGTCAACCTCTTTTCTAATCCTTGCAACGCTATTTCTCCGCGCCGTTCTATTATGAACGCTTACAGCGGACGAACATTTGTACTCAATAAAATCATCTATTTCATCAATGAGACTATCAATTTTGTCATGTCCAATATAGGCACATGCGTTGTTCTTTGTTGACTTGATTCCATAATGCAAACTTCGGTACTCGCGCCCATTTTCATCTACTTCCGGCGGTTCATAGTCGAAAGTGTCCGTAACAATTTCGTATCCATGCAAATTCATGAGTTCTGTAATTAGCTTGTAAACATCACGTGTCCCAGACGTAATTGCATCGATTCTGTCCCCCTCGGTTTCGAAATCGTCTTCACATAGAAGCCATTCCGTTCTAACTCTTTCATCAAGTGGAATTTCTGGGAAAGCATTTTTGATTATTCTTGCTAAATCGGGCGTTAATGACGCTTTCCCCGTGATTATATCAGAGAGATATTGCGGAGTGTAATTGATTCTTTCAGAAAGGCGTTTTGCTGTTATATTCTGCTCCTTTAACCACTGTTTAAGCCTTTTTCCGCTTTCCGTATTTATTTCGCGCTTTTTTCTGCCCATCTATCCCTCCATAATAAATCATGTTTTAAATTGATAACTGTTTTACAAAATAAAGATTTTACCTTACAATACAAGCATACACCAGACGATACATAAAGTCAAGGAACATTATGAAAGGAGTGATTTAATTGTTTCAGACAGTGAGGCAAGCAGCGAGATACTTAGAAGTCCCCGAACACCTCATCCGTTCTATGGTAGCACAGGGAGAATGCCCCGGAATTTATAGCGGAAATCGTTTTCTTGTTCATGTAGAAGCCCTGCGCGAATATCTCGACACCGCAAGCAGAAGCAGCAAGGAGGCAGTAAGACATGAATAAAAACGAAAAAGCCCGCTCCACGGCGGCAACCGTGAAACGGGCAGAAGCGGCGGCTTTTAGCGGGACAGCGGCTTCTTTCTATCAAGATTTTACCACGCCGACGAATGCGCGTCAAGTGTTCGACGTTCTCCCGCACGGCGCGGAGAATGCCGTTGACGGTCAGACCCTCGCGGCGGCTTTAGGCTTGAAATCCGTGCGAGAGTTATCGAAACGAATTGAGCGCGAGCGCCGCGCCGGTCAACCAATCTGCGCTGCCGTCAGCGGCGAGCACAAGGGGTATTTC